TTTTACAAGATCAGTTGAAGTTGGTACAGCCCAACCATAATTAGGGGTAGTAGTTGCCATTGTTCTAGTTTATCCTTTTCTTAAATAACGTCAAGCCAACGAGTAGCATTGTCAAGGTTTTGCCATTGAATTACAGCATTGTAGTCTTCCCATTGAACATCAAGGGTTGAATAAATTGAGTTAGAAACAGACATACTTAGTTCAAGGTTATTACGTCCAAGTGTCCAAGTCCAACCCTCGACAAAGCCTTCAAAAGAACCTTCAGCTATAAGCCCTACTGGGATATTGTCCAAATACAAAAGGGTATCCATTGAAACACCTAGCAAATTATCTCTGACAGTATTTGTCATATCTGAGTGGGCAAGATTGACAGTAACTTCTTCAAGTGACGCTTTAGGTGTTCCTCTGTAATTAACAAAATTTGTAGCTTGTTCTGTGGCGTCAGCTGTTTCGGCAAGTATTGTAGATCTAACTTCTTGAAGCAAACCATAGCTATTTATTGAGGTGTCATTTTGTGCTTCTACTTCTAAAACTGGGTCATCATATTGGATAACAACACTATTAACAATGTCTGCTGTTTGTAATCTTGTTTGTATGTCAGCGTTTACAAGATTAGCGTCAAGTTCAATAAGATTAGCTGTATAGTTTTCGCTTCTTCGCTCTGCGTCTGCGTAACCAATTTTGAAATCAGTTGTGTCATACAAATATCCTAGCCCTGATTGTTGGGTAACGTCTGTTAAATTATAAGCCTGTTCTACTTGTGCTGATCTAGCAAGCATTTCGTAACGCCCTGCGTCAATTGTGTCTATGCCTTGCACACCATAGTTAGCCCAAGTCTCGGTTGTAAAATCATTCCAAGTAAACGTGTTACTTAAATCTTCCCAAGCTGTATAAAGTGTTTCTTCCAAAATACGTGTGATACGTGCGCCGTCTAATTCTTCTGGGTAAGCAACAGAACCAGCGTAACGTTTAACAAGTAAACCAAGAGCACCAACGGCTTGAATTTGTAAAGTGTTGGGTTTACCACCTAAACCAGCACCTGCAAATCTATTGTGAACACTTGAAACTTCACCTGTAAACAATTTGACATAAGCACCTGTTGAGTCTGTGACTTCAATAAGTATTGTGTCTAATAATTCAATTGTTGGGCTTGTTCCGTCAAGGTTTAATAATTCTAAGTTGCAATAACTTGGTTGTGTTGCTTCAAAGAAATCGTTGCGACCATAACTGATTGTTGCGTCTTCTAAGGTTGTAGAGGTTTGGACAGTTCCAGCAATAGTAACCCTGTAAGTTGGTGTATATACAGTCATTGGTTATCTAAACCCAAAGTTAAATGGCTTTATTCCTGTCGTTTTTAAGGCTGTGTTTTGCACTTTAGTTATTGTTCTAGCTGTGCCTTGTGGATCTACTGCGCCTTTAATGTTAAAGTTATTCACTACTGTTGGTTTTTGTGTGTTGATTCCAACTAAACCTTTTGCTTTACTAGAAGCTGGTGCGTCTGGTGCAAATTGTCCTGTAGCATTAACAAATTGTCCTACAAGTGATTCATCAAAGGCTTGCTTGAAGTCTCTAAATTTTTGAATAGCCGAATCAATTTTTGTAAACAATCTATCTAAGCCCTCGGTCATATCTGTTAATAAGTTAATAAATCTTACAAAACCTGATTCTTCACCTGTTGAATCATCAAACGTTCCTGCTAATGAGCCAAGACCTGAACCAAGGTCACGTAAGGCTTTTCCTAAATTATAACCTGCTTCTTCGCCCTCGTTAGTTGCTTCTGCAAACATTCCAAGAGACGGAACAACAGATCTCTTTTTACCTGTTAAGCCGTCAATAAGTCCTTGTAGTGCTGGTGCAAGTACATCTGTTGCAAACTTTGCAAAGCGTTCAAGTAATGGTAAAAGTGCTTGACCTAGACTTTCTTTGGCTTCATCTATTGCAACTTTGAATCTTGCAAGACGACCAGCAAAAGTATTAGCAGCTGCGTCAGCTTGACCCGAAAAAGTTTCAGACAAAGCAATAACGGCTTTATCAAAATCTTTAGTTTTAATAATGTTTTCATCAAGAGGTACACCAATACGTTTTAATGCGCCTAGGTTGCCGTCATAGGCTTTACCAAGGGCTTCTGAAACTGTTGCTAAATCTTTACCTGTCCCTGCAGCTATATTTAAAGCTAATGTCTGTAGTTTTTGTGCTTTAGTTACGTCACCTGTTGATCTGACTAAACGATCTAAGCTTGGGCGAAGTTGATCGTCAGCTATACCAGTAGCGCGCGCTGTTTTGTCAATGTAATCTTCTGTGGCTTTAATTTGAGCGTCTGTAGCCTTAGTTACGTTTTTTAATGTTTGTGCAAGTGATACTTGGGCTTTTTCATCTTCAATAGCAGCTTTAACGGCATCTACACCAATTTTGATAGCTGCAATACCAGCAGCTGCGCCGAGAGCTGCAAAAGCAATTGCGCCTGTTTTTAATGCTGTGCCAAGTTTATCGCTAAAACTTCTTGTTTCTTTATCGGCTTTATCTAAACCTTTAATAAAATCTTTCGTGTCGGCTAAAAGAGCAAGTCTAAGCGTTCTACTTTCAGCCATTATTGAGCCCTACCTTTCCAAGCACTTGCAATCTTTTCATAACCTGCTAACCATTCTTTTGATATTGTTGGGTGAAATGCAGACATAGCAGGGTATAACCACCAACCTTTATTTCCTCTACCTTGTTTTGGTGATCTTCTAGGGAACTGTTTATACTGATTAGCACCAAATTCACTTCCCATTATTACATACCCAGCCGTAAAAGCACTAGCACCAACTTTTTGTCTACCACCAATGCTAAAACTAGGTGCTTTGTCATTTATTGAAAACTTAATAGATTCAGCTACAGCAACTGCTTGTTTAGGGTTATATGGTGAATTTTTTGCAGAGGCTTTAGCATAAGCACCTGCTCTTAAAGCCAAACGTTGAGAAATCGCTCTCATATCATTTTTAGCAACATCGTCCATTTTATTCAACGCTGCAAGTAATCCTCTATAATCTTTATCAACTTTAACAATTTGAATTGCTTTAGCCATTATTACGCTCGTTCAGTATGTCTATAGCCGTTGACCATATTTCGGGTTCGGCATTGAGCCAATAATCGGGTGTTATCCCAGTTGCTAAGGCTAACTCGACTGCTGTTCGCCCAAGACTTCGGGCTTGGTAAAATTTGCTGTCTCAAAATCAGAAGCTGCAATAGAGATGACTTTGGTTTTCCAAATATCAAAACTTTCAACTTTTTTAGTAACGCGTTGTTGGATCTTATGACCAAGGAATAAAAGAAGTTGGTTACTTGGTGTGCTTTCGTCCATAAGAACTCTAACAATAGATTTATTGTTATATAGTTCTTTTTCTGCCATAGCAAGTTCGATAGGTCTTGTCCATTCATCAAACTTTTCACCTGTTTCTAATTCCCAAGATATTTGTAACTTAAGCATTTGTGTGCCCCTGTTCTTTGTTTGTGGTTGTTACGCTGTTAGGTCTTCGGTTGGTATACCTACAACTTGTAGTGATACTGAACAAGTTTGTACGTCTCCACCTGAAGCTGTAACGCTTGGATATTGTGGCAATACATAACCAGTTAATGTTACACCAGTTCTTAATGTCATAATAAAAGCAATTGTAGTATCTGGAGCTGTTTCAGTTCCATTCCATAATACTTGATACAAGCTGTTTGGTGTTGCGCCTGCGTCATTTAAGAATTCAACGTCAAGTGTAACATTTGAGTCTATGTATTTGTATGCTTTGCCTGCAAGAGTGTCAAAAGTTAATCTTTCTGTATCAAAGTTGATAGCAGAAGAAGTAATTTGCTCTGAGTATAAATTTCCATTAACACTTAGAGTTAATTGACGACCACTTAAAATAGTTGTTGCCATTGTTGCCTTTCCTAGCCTGTGTAGGCTGTTTGTAGTTGGATTTCAGCAGATAGCAAATCTGTGCTATTTGTCTGCCTAATTCTCGGACTAGATACTGACAGTATAACCCAATTAGTCGGTATAAGTGCCAAGATTGTTTCTATATCATCTTCCAAGTTTGTTAATGCGCTTGGGTTTGAATACGTAGTGCTGACTATTTCAAGAGTTAGTCTTACGTACCAATTCTTTGAATTACCAATAGCAATTGGTTCAAGATATGGGTCACCAGCTAAAATAAGAGCTGCTGGTGGAATAATAATATCTGGCACGTGATCATAAGCAGAATACTTTGTGTTATCTGTTATTGCGCTTTTAAGCCCTGAACGTAGCGTACTAAGAGCCATAGTTAACCTACTTGACTATTAGAGTCAATGTATTTACTTATTAAACCTGTAACTTTGTACAAAAGCGTTCTACCCATACGATATGGGGCTGGGGTGTAATCAAGGGCTTGTTGTGTGCCACCTGCAGCTAGTCTTGATTGAAATACGTCTACAGCGATTTGTAGCACAGCTTCTTCTACAGCTGCTACGCCGTTGTATTGGACTAAAGTATTTTCAGAAGCAATACCATTAGGAATTGAATACCTATAATCGGTATGAACTGTTGCACCTGTTGTTGTAATTCTAAAAGTATATTCATCTACTATTGCAGATATTGTTTTATTGCCATTTATGTATGCTTCAACGCCTGTTATAGCTATTGTTGCGCCCTCAAAAAATTTGTGTGGTCGTGTTGTGTGAATTGTTGTTTCTGTGGCTGTTTCTGAATAGTGTTTATCTATTCCAACTTTCCATTGTATAAGAAAGTCACCTATTGCGTCTTCAGCTGTGTCAATAATTGCGTCTAATGCTGTGTCATCATAAAG